TAATAATTCCAAACCTTCTGTATATGAAAGTATTTCTTGATGATGTATAATTTCTCTTTCTTTTATGAAATCGTAAAGATTAATTATATCGCACATATATATATTATTATAATTTATCTTAAATACTTATTTCGTTCTATTGTATAAAGAAATACAGTATGTAATAATAAATGAGTTTTTTAAATGAAAGAACACCATTTTATTTAATAGGAACGATATTTTTATTAACAACGATTATACTAAGTATTATTAGCACATTTCATATAAAAACAAATGGTTCTGACTTCTTCCCTGAAGGTGGATACTATAAGGGTAAATTTATTATAGATGACTCCTTTGTAGATAAGTTATGTTGGTATTTTTCACAATTAACACATCATACACTATTTCTAATGTTTACCTATTTTTTTATGGCATTATTAAATATTAGGTCTGTTAAGTTTTTTAAAATAATAGCACCACTTGCATTGACAATTAGCGTGCTTTACTTTTACTTTTTATATCCAAAACAAAAATTAAAAATACATCAATTATCCTTTTCCAGTTTTTTTTCGCATTTTATGATTATCTTTTTAGTATTTGGAGAATTGATGTATATAAAAGAATATACATTTAGAGAAACTACAAACTGTCTTGTATTTATAATAACAGCCTTATTATGCGTCTATATCAATTATTGTCTCAGAGGCGTGTGGAGTTATAATATGATTTGTCTAGATAGTTTTTCAGGATGGAAACTAATTTCTTATTCGGTATTGTTAATGTATGCATTTAGTTTTATGTTTTATTTATTCAAATATAACGGCGAAAGAGATGTATCCTGGTTGCAATCTGGATACTTTATATCATCTATTATTAATTTAGTTGCTGTTTTGTATATACTACGTTAAAGCGAAACATTGGACATATTTCCAGACATATTTTTAGGTGGTGAAAGAGCCTTTTTGACCTTTCTTTTTGAAGACTTAGGTTTTGAAGACTTAGGTTTTGAAGACGGACCATTCAAAGAAGTTCCCATCTGGGATTTCTTTCGTGATTGTAATGTTTTACGCCCCCTTGGCCTTTTAAGTTTTTCAAAGTTTATCATAGACATCATATTAGATACAGATTTTGCATATGAATTTAATTTTTCTTGTTCAGTAGGTTCCATAGGCGAATTGGGCGAATTTAATCTAGCGCGTTCATTTAATTCAACCTCATTACCTTGCATAGAACCTTGTGGCGAGGAACTTGGTCTTAATTCTTCTTCAAAATTATTAAATTCATCAAGGTTTATACTATCTGCCTTCTTTCGTGGTCTCCTCGTCCTTTTCGCAGTCCTTGTCATATTCTTGTCTGGTTTATTTGATTTCATATGTTCTTCTATACGTTTTTTCATTCTTCTAACATTATCAGTTAAATCGTCCATACCTCCTTTTTCAGTTTGTTTTTCTAAACGCCTAAGAGCATCTCTTATTTTAGAAATATCATTTGAGGCATTTCCGTTTCTAAAAAATGTAACTGTTCTATTACCTAAACGTTGAGTTCTTTCATCTAATCTTTTTCTTGAAAGATCTTTTCTCTTTTCTACCTTTTTTTTAATAATAGTTTCGGGGTCTTCCTTTATGTTTACGCATCTACCATTAACTCGCTCTTTTCCTGGCGGACACTTTTTTCTCATAACACATTTTTCTTCGTCAATTTCATATTCTTCAAAACATCGGGATGCAATCATTATATTATAGTTGTAAAAAAAATTGAATGTTAATTAATAAACAAAGTATTGTAAAAAATGTCAATCATATCGGAACCGCAAACGTACATCCCGGACTTTAATATTGATACTAAAAAATACGAAGACAAATGTCCTATCCCGCCTCGCGCAAAAGGATTTCTATATAAATGTAAATGCACAAATGAAGGTACACTCTTCACGTGCCTATCTGAATTCAATGTTCATCGTAAAAATAAGGGTCATAAGTTATTCATTGAAAATTATTTGGACCGGGTAAAAGAAACAACAGAATATATTAATATCATAAAACAAAATCAAATAAATTTTGAACTTCTTACACGTGAAAACTCTCAATTAAAGAAGGATATAAATCAACTAAAGACCAGTCTAATAGAAATGGAACGGAGATTAAAATTTATAAATGAAGTAGATTAATATAAAGATTATTTTTTTAATATTTGTAATGACAGATGCACTCGCAAATATTCTTGATGGGGGGTCGTGTAAGCCTCCCAGTTCTGTAAAGGCAGAAAAGAATCATATTTATTTTTACACTGAAGTGGACCGTGAATCTGTACGCGAACTCATTGAAATTATACGCGAAACAGAACTATATTGTATCCAATTGAAGCGTCGTCTAAATCTTAAAAAGGTTCCTATTTATCTTCATATTAATTCTTTTGGTGGTTGTATTTTTTCAGCCTTTAACGCGATTGACTACATTAAGGCTTGCACTGTACCCATCTATACTATTATAGAGGGTTCCACTGCATCTGCTGGTACACTAATCAGCGTCTTTGGTAAGAAGCGATACATTCGCCCAAGTGCTTATATGCTAATTCATCAACTCTCATCAGGATGTTGGGGAAAGATGAGCGAAATTGAGGATGAATATAAGAACTTGAAGGGACTTATGACACGAATCAGGTCTATTTATAAGGATAATACTACAATTCCAAAGGATGTATTGAAGCGTTTGTTGAAGCATGACCTGTGGCTAAACTCGGACCAATCTATTGAGTATGGTCTAGCAGATGCTCTGTGGGAGTCTTAGAGTCTTACTCTTAGTTTAGTAATAAATGTATTATATCAATTCCATTATGAAATTCTCCGTACCCATCTATTCTATAATGAATAGAATTTAATCCATTTGTATGGATGTCGTTTCTAAAGGATAATCTTATATTTTTTTCATTGTTTGATTGGTCAACGCATCCTTGATTACTTATTTCTGTAATAATACCACTATTACAGATATGATTTGGCGTTTGAAGTAATTTAATATCTTTCGCTTTAATTCTATTGTAAATGGCCCAGTCATCTCCACCCCAACCTTCCAAGTCGTTTGGAAAGCCGTTTATTGATTCATAAGAATCGTAATCAAAGAAACACGCAGAACCTAAAACAGGATAAGACGGTTTAAATAACTCTACAAATCCTTCAAAATTTAAAACTTCTGGCGGCATCTCTTTTGTTAAATCAAAATAGTAATCTACATTCATATGTAAATACTTTTTGCAATTAAATGATTTGCTTTCTAAAAAGGCAGCATTTAACAAGAATCCTCTATTGAATTTATTATTATTATTTTGTTCAGCAATTATTATTTTACATTCAATATCATTGTTTTTAAAATAATTCATCGTATTATCAATCATTTTTATTAATTGTTCTCTTCTAAAGGTTTGAATACCTCTTGACCTATAAGATACTAATACAATAAACATAATGTATACCTATAAATAATAATAATAAATTTATCGCAATCTTTTTGCTAAGAAAGGATAATTTTCACCATCAATCCAATTAGAAAAATAGGTCTCGTCCTTTAGTTTTAAAGAACCTCTTTTATTGACAATGGCAGATAAAATAGATTGGTCGTGTCTGTGGTCAATAAAGCAATCCTCTTCTTTACTGTGTTCATCATTAATTAATTCGTAATTTTCGCAGTGTGTGTACCATTCATCTATAACAGTAGTAGAATGCAAATTCTTTTTTAAAAGAATAACAGTCGCCATACATTGTAAAAAAGGTTTATTTATTTCAAGGGTTTCAAATACTTTATTTTTTGTGTATAAAGACTCTAAATGTTCTAATTGAAAGGATATGACCCCGTATTCACTTGTATTTAACATATCTATATATTCATACAATCTTCTTTTACCATTTTCATTGATTTGACAACCTGAATCACAATAGATAAGTATGTCATTTTCTTTCATTTTATCCAGTTCCTTCTTTATTAAATAGGGCTTCCATAACCAATAGCCGTATCCTCTGTTGTTATTTTCAATAAAATCTCCGTGTTTTAACCAGAAGTCCTTCTCAGTCTTCAAATATTTATCAGAAAACCCATAGATTTCATTAAAAAATTTAAGATTCTGACTTTCCTTGCATATTCTTTTAACACTGTTGTAATATATCTCATTTCCAAAGGTAACAAACTTCTTAAGTTGTGTATTTTTTATTTGTAAAAAATTTTGAATATTATGAGAAATATTTGTAAGAGTTAAAGGAACATAGTCATCTTTATAAATAGGTTTATTTATTGTCTCCAAATATTTCATTGGATTATTTAAAAGAACCATAATTTGTTCAATTGCATTATTCGTGTCCCTGAAACTTTTCACATTAATAAAACGTTCTTCATTAAAATAACTTGAAATATTATCTGACCCCCAGTAAACAGGAATTGTGTTTGCGGAAAATCCGTGTAATATCTTTTCGGTTATATAATCTTTATTCTTGGAGTTCTCCATAGAGATAATAAATTTGTATTGCGAGACAAAATCAACAAACTCCTTTGAACAATGAGGATATTGAATTCTTTCAACATTATTTTTATAATTGCCTGCATAATCTATTTTTACTTTTTTTTCCAATTCTTCTAAAAAATAATTCCTTCCTTCGGAATCATTATTAGATATAATGACGCATACATCCTTTGGAGGAATCTTACTGAGTAGAGGCTTATTTTTGTATTCATAAACAAATTTATAGCAATAGTTATAAAAGACAAACAATGGAAAGTTTACGAGGTTATTGTTTATTTCGCCCTTTAATACGCACGAGTAATCTTTGAATATTTTATTTTGTGTAAAAATAGAAATACGCCTGTCAGACTCGCCAATAAAACAAAATGAATATAACCATTTCTTTTTATACAAAAAGGTATTATTACCAAAGATACTTTCAATTAAAAGGTCGCTATCTTCTAATGTACCGATTTCAATGTTTTCATTAAAGACTAATCTAAATAAATATAAAAAGGGCAAAAGGTCTTGGTCGTAAAAAAAGTTATTAAATAATAGTTTCATTATAAATAATTAACCTTATAGTATTTAAATCAATATTAATGAACTTATTTTCGGGAACATACAGATAATCATATAATTTTTCTATTATACATAAGACATCTGATTGAATTGAAATTACCGGTGACCAATCCGCGTTATTATACGCATTATGTTCCTTTATAAGGTTAGAGTAGGTTTCAACTTTACATTTAGTACTTGTAGCCCTTACAACTTCCCAAATATGAGGGTTAAAGGGGTAATTATTTTCTGGAATGGTAAGCGTGAGTTCAATCTGTACTATATCTGGTAGATACCCCTTTATGTAATCCAATAATTCTTTTGGTAAATCAAAATTAGGACACGCATAACCTTTTTCATAATAAATAAAGAGCTTTAGAGAATGGGTAGTTTCACTTCTGAAATTAACCCTTAGTATTTCAGAAGTCGTATTGGGTAATTGATAAAACTCTTCAAGTTTAACATTTTTGAACTCTTCCGTAAATTGTTGCAACCTTCTAGACATTTTTTTAAGTATTATATCATCATTAAATTGAAGTCAATTTTATATAAATAGATAGAGTGAATACAATGGAAAAGATGCAAACGGAAATGTATATACCGGGTATATTAAACACTCAGAGAACCTTTGGTAAAGAAAAAAATAAGTTCTTGTATTTATGTGAACCTGATAATAAAGAATTACCTTACTTTTATATTCCCTATGAAATACCTCCTAATTTTGAAAAGAAAAGGATAAATCTTTACATTACCTTTTCTTTTAAACACTGGGACCTGGAATTACCTGTAGGAAATATAACTCAGAACTTTGGCTCTATAGAGGAACCCTCTCATTATTATGAATACAGTTTATATTGTAATGAATTAAATTGTTCTATTAAAAAGTTTACGAATGTAGCAACAAAAAAGGTTCACGAGTATTCGTGTGATTTGCCTTTGAGAAAAGCAAATGTATTTACTATAGATGGACCCGAAAGTATAGACCTTGATGATGCCTTAAGCATAGATTCTGAAAAAGTTAGTGTCTATATTAGTCTAGTACCTTATGTAATAGATAAATTGAATTTGTGGAATTCTTTTACCTCTCGGATATCCAATATTTATTTACCTGACAGACGTCATACAATGTTACCGAACATAATCTCTTCTCTTTGTTCACTAAATGAAAAAGAAGAGAGAGCGTGTCTCGCCCTTGACTTTTATTTTAGCGGACAGACTACTCTCTCCGTATGCAAGGTGAAGGTCTCTAGGAACTTTTCCTACGCCGAGACAAGTTTGAATGAATACGCAGACTATAATAAACTTTTATCTATTTCTGGTTGTGACAATAGTCACGAACTTGTGCAATATTATATGATAAAATTCAACACCTATTGTGCATCTATTTTAAAAAAGGGTATATTTACTGTTACCGTAAAACCTGATGAATTACCTCATAGTTTGTTACCCGTATATTATAAACAATATTCACAGTATGAATACAAAGGAGACTATTTACAAATTACATCGCCTATACGAAGATTGGTTGATATTATTAATATGTATCATTTATGCATAGAACAAAATCTGTTAGACTTTAATACAACCTTTTGTGATAAATGGTACAATGAAATAGAACTATTAAACAACTCGTTAAGGCGTATTAGAAAGGCACAAAATCAATGTAAAATGTTAGATGTTGCAACGCGTGAACAGGATAAGTTATTTAATGCTATTCTTTTTGAAAAGACGGAACAGGATAAGTTTAATTTATTTAATTATAAAATATATATTCCTGAACTAAGGTTAACAAGCACAGTTAAAACAGAGAATGATTATGAGAATTTTATAGAAAAAGAAGTAAAATTATATGTGTTTCAAGACGAAAAAAGAGTTAAGAGAAAGATTAGATTCCAATTGACATAGCATTTAGCATTATAATTAAAAAATTTGTATTATTTATTGTATAACAAAAATGTATAATGTTCCCTTTTGGATTTGGATACGATGATGGTTACGGAAGACGGAGACACGGATATGGTCACGGACACGGTTATGGTCACGGACACGGATATGGCCACAGACGCGGAGGTATCTTAAACAACTTAATTGTAAACATAAGAGATGATTATCGTTATGATCACAGCGGTTGTTTTGTTCCACTGCCTTAATCATAAATAGAGCGATTCATTTGTACAAATGAATTTCAATAAAAGGTCAGAACCTTCTCTCAACTTTTGTTTAAGACCTAGGTGAAGGTCAGAAATGGAATCAATCTCTCTTGCTACGTTTACAAGTTTGAGACAACACTTGATAAAATCTCCTGAAAATATATTTTTTTCTTTTATTTTTTCCAACAAAGAAAGACTGCTTTGTTCATCGTGACAATTCATCCATCCTTGAATGTATTCCATCATATCATATTGAATACATTCTTGAGTATAACTAGACAAGCCATATTGAAATTCCTTATCCATATAATAATGAATTCTTTCATTTATAAATTGTAATTCTTCTTTGAAGTCAATAGGTTTAAATAACTTATAATCATCTTGAATCTTTACATCGTAAAAACAACTGAGAATTGAAAAAATATCACTTGTTGAATAATTCTCAAACCAGTCAAGATGTATCAAGACATCTGTAAATACCAATGGATGTATTTCGTTAATACTCTTTGCTATATTTTTTTCTTCAAAGAATCCATTTTCGTTTAATATGCTATAGATACAATTGATTTGAGATGAAACATATTTTTCAGCATACTCCTTATTATGTTTATTTGTTTCAACCTCTTTTTCCAAAGTTAGAATCTTTTCAAAGGAATCCATTTGAGTTTTGATGTTAGGTATATCCATTTCTATCTTCTTTATTAAATTATACATTTGAGATTTTTTACTGTTTTTTAAAAGAGGAAGTTGGTCCTTATATGATTTATACTCTATACAAACCTCTTTATTAATGGAATATTGTTCCATTTCTTGAATACATTCTTTTATTCTATTTTCAGAATAGGTAATTTGGTTTATAATATCTTTAGACATTAGACTTTTATTAGCAAATTCAATGAGTTGTTCCTTGTTTGTATTATGTAGAAGTAAAGAATAACTAATCTTAAATTTAGACTTTAGAATTTTCGGAGGCGAAGATAAAAGTTTATTGTAGTGACTTGTCTCAATCGGGTCAAATAAATTAGACAATAAAATCACGTGACCTATGGTATCAATATTTCTTCGCCCAGCGCGACCCGACATTTGAATAAACTCGTGTGGATAAAGAACCCGCTGTGAATATCCGTCGTGTTTATATAGACTTGAAAAGCATACTGTTTTTGTAGGCATATTTAAACCAATCGCAAAGGTTTCTGTAGCAAATAAGAGTTGTATGTATTTTTTATCGTAAAGAATCTCAATCATCTCTCGGAAAATAGGCAACATACCCGCGTGATGAACCCCAATCCCTTTATGCAAAAGGTCTAAATAAAAACTGTATTCTGGTAACATTAGATATTCCTTCCAATTTTTTACGCGCGAGACAAGAAGTTGACGACAGATGGGTTCAATCTCATAATCCTTCTCGCCAGTCTCAAACAAGGGTGTTGTAATTTCTTTCGCCATTTCTTCCACTTGCTTTCGTGAAAATACAAAGCAGAGACACGGGAACATTTCCTTCTCTCTTAATTTAAAACATAGTTGATTTAATACGTGCTTTCTAGAAACCCTAATATTTTGATTGGTTAAATAAGTAAGACACCTCTTAGTTTGTTCTATATTCCGGTCTGTTAAATAGTCAATCAATTTATCATTATTTTGCTCTAGTAATGCCTTGAAGGGTGGTTTAGCCAAGTCAATTGATTTTTGCGTTGTACTAAAATACTGATAATAAGAAAGAGGAACAACCCGATTATTTGTACTGCAAATAACCACCTTTTTTTCTTTGATACGCTCTATCCAACCAGCAAATTGCTCTTTGTCTCCGATTGTAGCAGAGAGCATCACAATCTGAACCTCTTTAGGTAAAAGAATGATACTTTGTTCCCAAACGGTCCCGCGTTCTTCATCATCAATGTAATGAACCTCGTCAAAGATGACGCACCCCAAGTCATTTAAATCAAAATCTAAATGACTTGCTGTAGGGTTTAATAGTTTATTCTGTAAAATCTCCGTTGTCATAATAAGAACATTTGCCTTGGGATTGTGTTTATTATCTCCTGTAAAAATTCCTATACTTAAAGAAGGAAATTTATTTGTAAATTCATTAAATTTTTGATTGCTCAAGGCCTTAATAGGGGAGGTATAGATAACATTTTTACCTTTTGATGTAAAATAGGTAATCGCGTGTTCTGCCGGTAACGTTTTACCTGAACCCGTGTGAGCGGTTATTAAAACGTGATGTCCTGCTTCAATTGCCTCAATCGCATTTTTCTGAAACTCACTTAAAATCATCTTACTATAATAGGTAAGATACCTTTATATGGATACAGATACTGTAATCGGAGACAAGTATAAGATATGTAGAGTAATCACAAACACAGAATTATCTATTGTTTATGAGTGTGAACATATTTTAAAGAAAACAAAGGTTATTATAAAACAATGCTTAACCTCACCCAAACTTTTAAAACACGAATTATCAATGTATTTATTATTAAAAGATTCCAGTGTTCAGATACCTAAAATAAAGGGGTCTGGTATGCACGACGGATTTATGTATATTGTCTTAGAACTATTAGATAAGACAATTGATAAATATACAAAACCTATTAACATTGAATATTTATTTACTATTTTATTTCATTTGCACAAAATGAAAATAGTTCACCGAGACATAAAACCAGATAATTTTATTCTTGGTCATAATGATAAAATTTATCTGATTGATTTAGGATTGTCTTGTAAAGCATCCTCACGTATTATAAAATCATTTGTAGGAAACAGGCGTTATGCAAGTTATACTTGTTTTGAAAATGAATATGTATATGATTATAAAGATGATGTTATTTCTTTAGTTTATATGATACTTGATTTAAAATATGGATTTTTACCGTGGGATAAAACAGATATTGAAAGAAAGGATATAAATTTACGCCTTTATTACGATGATATATTGTGTGATATTTATGATATTTGTAGAAATGATTTCAATTATAAAAAAATATTTTCTAGGTTGCAGAGCTAGGTTGCAGAATAAATAGTCGTCATTCTTAAAGTAAAAGAAAAATCATCGCTGTTTAAATCCAAGGTTCTAGCAAACTCGTCCACTATTCGTATACGCAATTTACTAATATTTACAGGCCCGTAATAATATCTAGGCTCTGCATATACACTAAAATCAGTTTGTTTCAAAACGTTAAATGCGCTACTTATCAAAGATACACGCGCAAGAATATTATCGGGTAACAAACCATATTTTGAAGAGGATAAAAAGTTAATATTACTACTTTTATTGAAATCCTCTAGAATAATATACAAGTAACGTGGTCCTGTAATATTTAAAACAGACTCGGTTATAAGTGAACTTGTAAAGGTATAAAACCTATCTCTAAAGCCTAACATCCAACCCATTCTTTGAAATATGGGTATATTGGTGGGTACATAGTAAACATTTTTCTCATTCTCTGATGTAACTCTTCTAGATAAAGTATCACCAACAGTTAAGGCAGGACAATTAAAATTAATTTCTACCTTGACAATTTTGTTTATATTTGAAGCATTCAATCCTGTATCTATAGTAAAGGTTAATTTTCCTGTTCCATTTGCTATATTTAAAGCATTAAAGCTTAAATCGTGAAAAATCTTTAATGGAACTGTAGATGAACTTATATCTAGTGTGTTAATTGTTCTAAAAGTATCATTCATATATTTTATTAAATTGTCGGATGAATAGTTTCCATCAGGAATAGAAAAATAATAAAGATATGGAGTGTTAGTTGTTATCTGAGATTGAGTATAAGTTGCAAACCAAAAATAATTATTTTGATTCGCCGCAGTAAATGGATAATAAGTAATTGGAAGTTCTAAATCACAGAACTTTATTTCTATCACGTTGTTGATAGGATACGGTAAATCCAAAATAAAATCACTTGAAGTAGTGTTCAAATAACTTGACCTAAATTTACTATCAACGTTTAATAACTTTGAAACGGTTTTACGATGGATTGGATTTCCAGACCCGTTATTGCTGTTAAACATATCATCACCGGTTTTTTTTGATTCTTTATTGAAGGGGTCAAATTTATTTTCATATTTAAGCAATTCTTCCTCTGCTATAGTAAGTTTCTCGTTATTGCCTGATAATTGTTTTTTAATACTTTCAAAAAAGTGTACTAAATTTACGCGACCAGATTCCGTAAAAGTTTTAATGTACAAATTTGTTCTATCTTCAATAAGTTTTTTAACTGATTCTGTTGTACTGTTTTCATCTACATTAATGTCTAACAATGAAAACAGTTCATCTATTGTATAAGTTGTTATATCTGTATTAAGCAACTCTATTGATTCCATATATATAACTATATTTTGTGTTTTTATATAAAAAAGAGTATTATAATAGGTTAATGGATTATGATTTATTAATTAGCAATAAGGTTAATACCCTATTACAAAGTTCAAATGTCTACATAAAGGAAGAGTTATTTAATAAATTATGTGATTTTGAAAATTACAATCCAGAAAAAAGCAAATTATTTTATTATATCTTAAATACATTTTTTACAAATAATACCATTTATTATATATCAACCACCGAATTATATGTTCAGTACACAGAGAATTATAGAATTTTGACTGAAAATGATATACTTTCTCTTATTTTACAAAATATATATAGTTATGAATTACAAACCAACATTAAACATCAAATAAAAAATAAGATTCATAAAAAAATAAAGAATAATAAAAT